AATGATATATTCTTGGCTTTTGAAGGTTTAACTAAACAGATGCAGAATCCGGAAGTCTATGAGCGCATAAACGAAAAGATGACTCTTTTGGGCCCGGCAGTAGGCAGGTGGACTGCGGAAGTAAGCAATCCTATTGTTATACGGACAATCGGAATACTTATGAGACAAGGAAGATTGCCGCCTATACCTGATGAAATCTTGATGAATAATGATCCATTTCTCTATGAGATTGATTATGTTTCCCAATTAGCGCAGGCACAGAGGAGAAGCGAACTTAACTCTTTAGTTACCGCGCTCACTATGACAGGGCAAATGGCTAACTTCTCACCTGAAATCTTGGATGGTATTGACCCGGATAAGACAAGAACAGAAGTTTGGGGCATAACTGGCGCTCCTGTAAAAGTATTAAGAAGCGATGATGAGATACAGAAAATCAGGGAAGCGCGCGGCCAAGCCCAGGCAAAGGCGCAGGAATTAGCTATAATAACAGAAGGGGCAAAGGCAGCGCAATCAGCCGCCGCCGCCGATAAATTAATTGCCGAAGCCACAGCAACAGGAAGGAAAACACTTGAGTAATATAAACCTTACCAATCTGAATTATGTAAAAGATTTACAGGCTAACCTACGAATTTGTTTTGATAGTCCGCAAGGCAAAGAAGTTATGCGATTTTTAGAACAATCCTGCGGGTGGTATGAAAGTATCTTTGATGTAGTCAATAGGGATATTGTGTTGCTTAATGCCGGTAAACGCGAAGTCTTGGCCACTATAAAGACTTTATTAGAATTATCGCCGGAGCAAATAGTTGCTTTGGCAAAGGAAAAAGAAAATGCCTGAAGGCGCGCGTGTTCATAATTTGTATGAGAAGTTATTGAAAAAAGGTTATTCAAAATCAAGTGCGGCGAAGATTGCGCAACACCAGACTGGACAAGCACTCGCAACAGGAAAGCCGCCTAAACATAAATCGGAGTAATGGACAACTAACCCGTTAAACGGGCAATTAGCCCAAAGGAGAATAAAAATGGAAATACCTTTTATTGAAAGTGTTGCAGAAGCACAAAGACCAGCAATAGAAACATTTGTTACTAATACTGGAGCAACAGAGCAGGATTTAGCAGGGTTTACTACTTTTGACGAATTTCTGTCAGGATATAAACCTAAAATGCCAGTTGCACCTGCATTTTCAGGAAGTTGGAAGAAAGGTTTGCCCGCTGATTATGTGAATAGCCCGACAATGCAGAAATTTACAGATGACCCAGATGGATTGTTAAAAGCGATTGAGAGCCATCTGAACCTTGAGAAATTACTTGGACACACAAAAGTTCCATTGCCGAAAGACGAAAATGATTTAGCGGGGATTGCTATATTCAATAAGGCACTAGGCGTGCCTGACAAACCAGAAGGATATAACCTGAAAGACCCAACAATCCCTGAAAGTATGAAGGCTTTGACCTTTGATAAAAAGATTTTTCAAGAGACGATACATAAATTCGGGCTTACGCCGAAGCAAGCTGCAGGATTATGGCAGGCTTATACTGAAATGTCTATGGGCGCATACAATAAGTATGTTACCGATAACAATAATCAATTAGCGCAATTAGTCAATGGATTACGCCAAGAGTGGGGAGACGCTTACGACACCAATGTAGAATTGGGTCAGGCGGTAATCAATAAGTTTTCTAATGACCAAGATATGAACGATTGGATAACCGCTACAATTCTTAAAGATCCAAGAGGAGCGAAGTTTTTGGCAAAGATTGGCGGACAATTCGCAGAAAATAGGATTGGCGAATTTAAGTATCAAAGATTTGCATTAACACCTGAACAAGCACAGCAAGAGATTGATAAGATTATGAACGACCCGAACCATCCTTACTTAAATCCGAAAGCAACTAATGAGGAACACGATAGAGCTGTTCAATATGTCAACACTTTACAATCTGTTGTAAACAAAGGAAAATCATAATGCCTACTGGTGTATATATCAGGACAGAAGAACATAAACAAAATTGGTTTAAGAAAGGACATAGTTCTTTAGCGAGTAAGGAGAGTTATATAAATCGTGGTAAGAATATATCTCTTGCGTTACTTGGAAGAAAACTATCAGAAGAATCAAGATTAAAAATGCGTTTAACTAAACTCGGGAAAAAACAATCTCCTGAACTTATAGCTAAACGCATTAAAAGTGGGATATTCCATCCGAGATGGAAAGGTGGTTCAAGAGAATTTTATTCTTCTGCAGCAAGAGCAATATACTATGAAAACAATCTTATAGTAATATGTTCAATATGTGGTTCTGATAAAAATATTCATATACACCATAGAGATTTAGATTGGAAAAATAATCGGATAAATAATCTAAATCCTTTATGTATAAGTTGTCATACAAAGTTTCATGAAAAGTTAAGGCAAAGTAAAGCAATAAAGCAAGATAAGGCGACAGAAGCCCCGAGCTTTATTATTTGATTGGCGGACAAGACTATATGTCCCCGCAAATAATATTGCGAAAGAGACGACCCTCTTTTAGAGGACAATCAACTCATAAGCAAAGGTTGAGAGTTTTCTAATAAGAGGGTTTTTCTTTAAGAAAGGGGAAACAAAATGGCTGACACCCAATCACAAATATACGCGCAAGTGTATGGCCGGAATATTATGCAGTTGGCGCAGCAGAAATATTCCAAACTCATAAATTATGTCTTTATGAGGCCTAACGTCCAGGGAAAGACTTTTTTCCAGGATAGGATAGGTGAATGGTCAATGTCCGTAAAGGGCGGTAGAAATGTCGCTACTCCGAACAATGATCCGACATTAAGCAGGCGTATGGGAACGCTTGTTGATTATCACGATGCAAGGCTTCTGGATAGAGGCGATGAGTTACGCACCATATCCGACCCAAGAAGCGCTTACACGATTGCCGCCGCTTCCTCTTTAGGCAGAAAGATAGATGATGTTATTCTGTCTGCGGCTGTCGGGACTGCGTATTACGGAGAGACAGGTTCATCCTCCATTACGCATTCCAATACAGTTTCAATCGCTACTAAAGGTTATATCACTTTAGCAAACTTGGCGAGTATCAAATATGCGTTTGATAATGCCAATGTTGAGGAAGAAGACAGGATTTTGGTCATTACTCCTCTCTCATTATCAAATCTGTTACAAGTAACACAAGTATCATCCGCGGACTACGCGGCAGTAAAAGCCCTTGTTAGAGGCGATATTGATACCTTTATGGGCTTTAAGTTTGTTACTTCAACTCGTATTGCTTCTATTACCGGCGGCAATAGGGACGCGGCTACTTATAGTTGCATAGCGTTCCAGAAATTTGGTATTTGCCTCGCTATGTCTGCTTCTCCTTTAGTAAGGACTGACGAGAGAAATGATTTATCTTACTCTTGGCAACTTTACTATGAACTGAATATTGGCGGAGTAAGACTTGAAGAAGCAAGAGTAGTGTCAGGAGAAACCTGATAGTAACGGGTATATCCCTGTGGGGTGCGCATACATAAAACGCGCATAAATCCGGTATAGCCGGAGAAAGGATAAAAAATGGCAAGTTTATATGCTGACAATGTAACAAAGGTTAGAGCTGGCGGTTCAGGAGACAACTACGTATCCGACGGTTATATTAAGACAGTTGAGAAGGTATGGATAGATACTTATACGGTATCTGCTGCTATAGCGACCACTTCTTCCCTTTGTATCGGAAAAGTTCCGAAAGGGAAGAAATTAACGGATGTTATCGTGTATTTGCCGGTATTAAGTGCGGCGGCCACGACTTCAACCATTTATCTTGATACAGCAGCCACGACTTCTGTTACGCCCTGGGGTGGTGCTTTACAACCATTAGGAACTGGTTCGTATGCTGTCGCAACAGCCACAATATCAACGGTAAGATTAGGACACACTAAAGCATTCGCCGAAATGCCGGATGATGTTGAGTTGTTTATTATGATTGACCCTGCTATCACGGTTACGGCAGGAACAATCAAATCTATCATTAAATATACTTAATGATTGGATAGTCTTGGGCGGGGGGAGAAATCTTCCCGCCCTTGATTAAAGGAGTTATCTATGGCAGTATCAAAAACTTCTCTTGTCAATAAAGCTCTTACAATAGTAGGAGCGACACCTATTACCAATATTACCGACGATACAAACAACGCCCGTGTGGTAAATCGTGTCTATGAAATATCATTAAAAAGCATTCTCGGCGAATGTAAATGGAATTTTGCCACTTTACGTGCATTACTTGTATCTTCCGCGACTACTATGAGTTGGTATCACGATGACGAAGATACCGTCTATGTCCGTCCTTCTACTTGTATCCGCATATTTGGAACTAATGATGATAACGCGGTATGGCGCGAGGAAGGGGATTATATCATATCCGATACTATCGGTCTTGGCATAAAATATACATATTATCTTGATGATCCTTCAAAATATCCATCATCATTCCTCGAGGCATTTATAGATAAACTCTGTTCGGATATAGGATATATGATTATAAATAATCCTACTATGGCTGGGGCTTTTCTTGAAAAATATAATAAAGTATCACTACCGAAAGCAATGGCGGAAAATGCCCAGATAGGCACTCACCAATATTTAAAAGACGATAGTTGGGTGAATGCTAAATCAGAGGACGAAAATCTTGACGCTTAATGGCAAAAGTTGATGTTATAAAAACTTCCTTTAGTGGTGGAGAATTTGGGCCTTCTTTATTCGGTAGGATTGATATAGCCCAATACGCCAACGCTTGCGAAACAATAGAGAATTGGTTACTTCGTCCTTATGGTTCTGCAATTTCTACGCCTGGCACAAGGTATGTCACAGAAGTAAAAGATAGCACTAAAGAAACCCGCCTTATTAAATTTATATTCAATCAATCTGACGCTTATGTAATAGAAATGGGTGAATATTATTTCCGTTTCTTTACTAATGGCGGGGCAGTTGTTACAAGTGGAACAACGCCTTATGAGGTAGCACACATATACGACGAAGATGAGATTTGGGATGTCCAATTTACCCAATTAAATGATATTATTTGGCTTACTCATCCCGACCATCCGCCCCAGAAGTTAACAAGGATTGCCGCCGCTAATTGGACTATCGCTGAATATACTATACTTGGCGGTCCATTTCTGGATGACAATACTGACGAAACTATAACCCTCAATGCTTCTGATACGGCGGGAACGATTGACTTAACTTTTTCTCCCACCGGTTCTGGTATTTTCGTAGTATCTACGGCAGCTACAAAAGGTCATTATGGGGTATATTTTAAGATAGGCGCAACCGTTACCAATGCCACGACTGGAGTTGAGGAACAGGGGTATGTTCAGATTACAAATGTAGTCAATGCCTATACCGCTACTGCTTCTGTTATAAAAACACTTTCTACTTCGGGGGCAACAACCGTATGGGCGGAGGGGGCGTGGAGTGATGTTCGGGGTTATCCTGCCTGCGTAGTATTCCACGAACGCCGGCTTTGGTTTGCCAGGACTGATTATGAACCTAATAAGGTATGGGGGTCAAAGAGTTTTATTTACGATGAATTTGCGCTCGATGGACAAAATGACGACGACGCTATAAATATACAACTTGCCTCAAATGAGAGTAACGA